ATATCGGTGTTGATAAACGCACTCACATCCTTGAATCCAGCCAATTCGATGATCCGACCCAAAGTATTTGCGTATTGCTGCAAGCTCACCATTGGGTTTTGTGGCCCCAAGGTTTGTAAAATTTGCTCTTGTTTGCCCGCCATTTGTGCCAGAACTTGCATTTTCTCTTCATCCGAGCCTTTGGATATGGCTACATTAACCACGATATCCTTATTTGAATCCCACACTCTAGGATTAACAGGCACAAACTCGTTGTTTAAGCGAAACACATCTTGTTTGTCTTGGTTTTTAATAACCAGGTTGTTTACAAGCGAATACAAGTCACGCAGACCCTCGCCAAAGTGACGGCAAATCAGCTCAACTCTGCCTTGCGCCCCTGACATGGTGGCAGCAACGGCAGCTTTGGTGGATGATTGCAACGCATCGGCGTTTAGACCCGCACTGGCTTTGGAAACACCTGTGCGATTCTCTTTTGCCTCGTCTAAATAACCAAGAACAGGAAATGCCTCGCGACCTAGAAAAGGCGTGGTCAGTTGTTGCACCATACCAGGCGCGCGCATACGAATCGGTTGCCCAATGTCCGTATTCAAAACGTCATCAATGTTCACTTGCCCTTCAACAATTCCGAGTCTAGGAAAGATGGCGTGGCCCAAAGAATCAAGGGTATCTCTCATAATTTGAGATTTAGCCGCTTGTATTGGGATGAGGTAGTCTGCGGGGCATGAGCCAATGGCGGTATGCGGTTCAGGATCGGGTGAGAAGATTGTGATCGGTAGATCATCCCAAGGCATCGCATTGACTATGTTCATGCCATTGCCCAAAGTGCAGACTCGGATGCGCTCATCAATGCCATCGCCATCCAAATCGTAAAATAAATAATGTTCGACATACAATATGTCTTGTCCAGCGGGGTCGGGGCGGTCGGCATACATGACCTCGCTCAGAGGATTCCTTGCTTGTTCCGCCTCATACTCAGCCGAGTCATACGCTCCGCCTGTACCCGAATATTGTTCAATCTCTTCTTTTTCATAACCCATGGCAATCAGCTCGCTCATGGTTTTCACCATGCGATGTGCCACATAAGGTGCTGTGTGTATGTCTCTTGCAGAACGAGAAATCAACACTTCTTCGGGCGGTACTGCCTCGATGACCACTTGGTCTTTTGCTTTGACTCGTCTGATTTTTAAATCGTAACTGATCGGGCGTTCCTCGGTGATCTCATCGCCTGTCATTTCGTTTATGATCGTCAGCGTTTCCATTTCCATTTTCTCTTCAACGATCTCGACATCCTCATCCATGATGAGTGCGGTGTAATCTTCAGGTGAAATGTTGCTATACTCGTGGCAAGTGGATGTAATCGAATCATCCCAGTAGCACTTGATGAAGCCCGTCTTTCTTATCAAAGCATCCTTAAAAGCGTTATACATGACCTGAAAGCCTGGATTCTTCTCTTGTATGATGTGATTGATATACGCCGTTTGCTGCTCGGCAAAGGGTATGTCCTCGGCAGAGTGCGGTACAAACTCAACCACTTTCTTTGTGCCAAAGAAGGTACGCATGATCGATGGCAGCATGAATAACACGCTGTCTCTGACATCGGTCGAGATGTATTCCGATTGCAACTCAGAAGTTGCGCCTGGTTCTTTGCCTAAATAATAACGAGTTGCCTCGTCACGCTCTTGCCCAATCTGTTCGATGAAATCCTGTGCGGATTCCATTTCGCTTTTGACGACCGCTTGCAAATCAAGCATCTCTTCGTCATCTTTAATTCCGTATGACCCTTTGGTATCTGTATATTCCATGTGTGATTATCCCACTCGTATAATTTTTGATTTCAGGGGTTTCTTGAAATTATACCCCATCGAGGAAATCGTGCCACCTGTAAAGGTTGCAGCGGTGCTTGCCATCGTTAGTGCCAGCGCATCGGCTTTGTCGGGAGACTTGATGCCGCGTTTACGCATTGCCTCTTTTGCTTCAATCTTTATCTTGCCAGCACTTGTATAAGTATATTGCGGAGAGGTCAGTTCTGCAATCAATTCATCATCCTCTGGCAAACGACAATCTCTTTTTGTAAGCCAATCTTTGATCGCAAACCACAACTCGGCACGAAGATTTAAATAGTTTCTGCGACTTGCGGGCGATTCCGCAACATTGACACCGCGCACTGGCATGCCCAACTCAGAAAGGCGATCCACCACGCCCGAACCCAGACCAATGACATCGACCAATATCTCTTGCGGTTTATTCATTGCGGTCGCAGAGTCATAAATATTTTTTACCGCACCGCAAAGCTGCATTAAATCCATCGAGCGAAATGTTTTAATTTCAAAAACCGTGTTGCCTTGACGAATACACAGCGCAGAATTATCGCCCCCGAAGCGGGCCACATCCAAACCCCACACAATCGCTTCAGATGCGGTTAATTCCACATCCCGATTCACCGCTGCTCTTGCCAACTCCAAAGGAATCACAGTGTCGTCATCGGCTTTTGGAAACTCACCCATGACCTCGACTCTGGCAACGGTGGAATCCTCGCCGTATTGCTCAATCATTTTATGAAACAACGCCTGGTCTGTGCCTTCGACATCGCGTGAGTCGATCTGTTCCGTGTTCCAAAACGCTCGTTTTGAGTGAAACGCATCAAAGAATGGCCCCGTGTTGCGCCTTGGGTTTGAGAACGTCAGCCAAAAACGATTCTTTGTGGGTTCTGTAAAAAAGCCCTCAGACACGGAATAAATCGGTGCGGGTATACCGCTTGCCTCATCCATAATCAGTAAGATACCCAAGGTACTGTGCAGCCCCGCATATGCATCGGGGTTCTCTTCTGACCACAAAGAAGCCATTGCATAGTAATAGCCGCAATCGATGTTTAGGTCTCTGACCAATAATTCTTCAAACCATGCTTGCGGTCTTAATGTGGTCGCTGTCTTTGCGAACCAATGACCGTTGATGGATAGAGTGAGCCACTTGCCCAGCTCTGCCCATGTTCTCGATCTGAGCTGTTGTTCGGTGTTGGCAGATACAACGACTGTTCCACCAAGGCGCGTGGATAAAAACCAAAGAATGATCCAAGCGACCAAAGCCGACTTGCCAATGCCACGACCAGAGGCCACTGCGAGTCTGAACATCTCAGGCAGATCGATGGTTTCGTTCTTGCGAATGTGATTGCCAATGTCTCGTAAAATTTTTTCTTGCCACTTGCGTGGGCCAGTGAAGTCCTCAAGGGGGGTGTTTTCGATGCCCCAAGGGAAGGCATAACGCACAAAGTTTAATGGCGAGTCTTTTATGGTGAGTGACCACATGTCGGTCATCAGTTCTTCTTCTTGTTTAGGGGTGTATTTCATCTCACAAAAAATTAAAAAATTTTAGTTCGGGGGTACGAAAACAAACGCCCCCCGTTTGCAATCGAAGGGGGGGTCTAAGCAGCGATGCAGCTGCCGAAACGAGCTGGAATGGAGATGCCATTTCTATAACAGAAACGGCTCTGCCCAATGTTTTCAGGCGTTTCAGAGCATTTCCCTGATTAAAAACTGCGATTGCCTGGTTAAATTTTGCATTTGCTGGCAGCGATGGCCCAACTCGAACCCAGTTTCGGTTCCTGAACTGGTTTGACGGTTTGAACTGTCGCTCCCCCTTTAAAGTATCAATAAAATCACCAAATGAATGACTACACAATGTCTGCAAAGCATTATGTTTATTGGGTTTGATGGTCATTCTATTAACCCTTCTTGTTTTGTTTGTTTTCTATTTCTATTGGCTCTGGAGTGACATCAATCAACCTTCTTTTGGCTGTATTCAACACATTTGTAAGGCTTAATTGATGATCGTGAGTGGTTTCTACTCTATCTCTCCAGTTTCTTTCATCCCTGTTTTTAAGATAGAATATCTGTGCTGTGACATTGCCATCATTAGCTGACTTGAATAATGAATTAGTGACCTTTGCCAAGCCTTTTGCTCTACCAACCTCAAGTGCTTCATTAAACTCTCTTGATCGTTTACGATTGCGATCAATAACGCCCCATGAGACTCCCAACGCTCTTGCTATTTGTGTTGGCCCAAGACCCTGAGCTGCGAGCTGCTCAACTGTCTCAGGTTTAATATCTATTCTCTTTCTTCCAGAGCCTTTTGGATTCTTTTTAGACTTCTCAGCCATTAGATAACTCCGCCTTATTGCCAGTAAACTCTTCCCATCTTTGAATAATGACATCGCAGTATTTAGGGTCTAACTCAATACAATATGCCGTTTTGCCTAACTTTTCGGCTGCTATCAGTGTTGTTCCCGTACCAGCGAAACAATCAACGACACCTCGGCATCTGTTCATTAAATCGCCACATACAAATTCGGGCAAATGAACAGGGAAGGTTGCGCCATGAATCTTCGAGAACTCGTTAGACTTCTGGCCCGATGCGTTGTAAACATTAGACCATTTCCCTCGCCAAGAAGCGTATGGAATAGATCGAGATGCGCCATCCTTGTCAGAGTACAAAAAAATCCACTCATATCTGCTAGACATGACCCCTTCAGCAATTATTGGTGCTGCGTGTCCTTTGTCCCAAGTTATAATGTCAATCAAATGTTTTGCGTGGTCTGATAAGAACTTCATCAGAGGTCTTTTCGACCCTGCTAATGGCTGAAGATTCAGAGCCACAACGCTGCAATGGCTTATTCCGCATGACATAGCGCCCTCAATCAATGCAATATAATCGGCCTCTGTAGCCTTGTCCTCATAGGAAGAATATGCGCTTGAGGATTGGCTGAGGGTTATGTTGCCGCTTAACTTTATAGAATCCCCCAAATTGTAAGGTGGAGAAGTAAACACCACAGAACCATTTTCGATTTTTAGCGAGTCCCAATCATTTAGGTTTGTTGCATCACCACAAATCAATCTATGCCGCCCCAATATCCACAGATCACCCAATTTCGTTGTAGGTTCTTCTGGTAGGTCAGGCACAGCATCTTCATCGGTTAAACCTTCGGTTGGCTCAGATAATAAAGATTCGATCTCGTTATCCTCAAAACCAAGTAAGCTAATATCAAACTCTAGGTCGTTTAACTCTTCTAGCTCAACCTTGAGCATATCCTCATCCCAACCCGCATTGAGAGCAAGTCTATTGTCAGCGATGATGTATGCCTTTTTCTGCGCCTCAGTTAAGTGTTTGAGGCAAATGGTAGGCACTTTATCTAACTTTAGCTTATTCGCCGCCATAACCCGCCCATGTCCAGCTATTATCATATTGTCTTGGTCAACCAGGACAGGATTGGTAAACCCAAACTCTTTTATGCTTGAAACAATTTGATTAACCTGTTCGTCACTATGCGTTCTCGTGTTCCTGGCATAAGGAATCAAGTCCTTTGTTGCCAACATACTAATTTTAGGATTTGTCATCTATTCACATACCTTGCAAGCATCATTGCCATTGTCTACGATTTCACCACGATTCATTGTCTCTGCGATTCTTATGGCAAGCTCTTTGCCTACAAAGCCACGATGAGTCC